GCACATTCCAGTCCGGGTCCTCCTGGTAACCCAGTATGCGGATCTCAGGCGTCTCCCCCTCCGGCGGAACAGAGGACCAGGCGGCTGCCCAGTCCTCCGGTGGGTCGGAAGGCAGGAAGGCCTCCACATCTTCCGAAGTTGCCAGCACCCCCTGCGCCTCCGCTTGGACCAGCGCCGACAGTTCCGGATTGCTCGCAGTTCCCAGCGCCGCAGGCCTACGGGCCTCACGTTCCAGTTCCCGCAGCCCCGCACCGCCAGGGGGCTCAGCCAGAGCGGGACCCAAAGTATCCAGCCAGCGTGCGGCAGTACCCGTATCTTCCTCCTTCAGCTGGTCCAGCAGTTCCTCCAGATAGTCCGTCATACCAGCGCTCCCTTCCGCATCCGCTCATACCGCTCCTGGTCAAAGGCGGGGTTGACCGCCCCCTCCCCCTGGCCGGAGGGGGCCCCGCACACTGGGCATCGGGTCTCCTCCGCCCGGGCGCGGCAGGCGGGGCACAGCCGCTCCAGCTCCTTCTCCTGGTCCAGCGCCAGGTGGGACAGGCACCACACATAGTCCCGGTCCCGCATGGCCTGGGCCCTCGGCTCCGAGGGCAGTGCGCCGAAGGCCCTCAGCACCCGCCAGCGCAGCCGGTCCGCCCCGTCGGAGGCTAGTTTTTTTTTAGCTCCTCAGCCTCCTCCTGCCCCATGGTGAGGGGCGGATTCTCCTCCCGATTGAACTGGCTCCAGGTCCTGGACAGGGCGGCGATCTCCTCCACCCGCAGCCCCGCCAGGACCGCCTCGCCGCCGGAAAATACCGGGCCGCCCTCCGGCGTCTCCAGGGCCCGGGCCAGCAGGCAGGCGTTGGAGCACAGGGCGCGCTCTCTGGGCGCCTGGGCCAGCCCCTCCGCCTCCCGGCGGGCCTGGAGGACCTCCAGGGCGGACAGCAGGCGCAGCTGCATCCCATTATCCAGCGTCAGGCGGTCCCGGCGGGCCAAAATAGAAGCCTCCATACCTCACACCTCCGTTTCCAGCCGTTTCCCAGCCACGATGGTCACCTTTTCCAGAACCATATCGCCCAGGGTCCCGGTCTCCTGGATGCCGCTCCACTGGCAGTTGGAATAGATGATCTTCCGGTCCGGCTTGCAGATGATCAGGGAAAAGTCGCTCAGGCCATAGAAGTCGATCCCGTCCCGGATGGCCTCGTCCGTGGCGTACAGCCGGGTCAGCTCCAGCACATGGGTGGTCTGCCCGGGGACTGTGGCCACCGGCTCCTCCTCGCCGAAGGCCTCCACCGCCCGGCTGGTCTTGGAGGCCCTGGCGGTGTAGCTCTGCACCACCGCCGCCTTGACCCCGTTCACCTCCAGATAGATGTCGCTGCTGGTGGGAAATCCCGCAATGCTCAATGTACTCCCTCCTGTCTCCTCAGATGGTGATGCTGGCTGTCAGCCAGATCTGGTTCAGCCCGTGGGCCACTGTAAAGGCGAACTCCACCAGGCATACCGTGGGGTTCTCCGGGAGGGCGGACACCGTTACGCCATCGTAGCCGGTGATGATCTCCCGGGATTTTTTGTTCTCCAGCTCCAGCACCACCTGGGACCGGATGGCCCCCCGGCTCTGCTCCGTGTTTTTCGCCCGGCGGAAGCGGGCCCGCAGGCTCTCCCGAATAGCCGGGATCACGTCGTCCACGATCAGCACTGTGGACAGCTCCCTCCAGGTTGCGTCCTCGCTCTCGCCGGAGCGGGTCCTGGTGGTGATCCCCCGGACCACAGAGACCGTCCCGCCTGTACTGTCCAGTGGCGTCACACCGCCCCGGACCAGCAGGTCGATGTCGTTGTCTCCGTACTGGGCGGACAGCCCATTCAGCCCCAGAAGCTCCGCGCCGCCCAGTGGGACCGCCGGATCTCCCTGGCCCGCGATGGCGCCCGCCACCGCCGCCGCGGCGGTGAGGCCGGACAGGGCCGTGCCCTCCGCGGATACCCCGCCGGGCGCAGCCAGCACCACCCGTTCGCTGTTCAGCGCCTTGGCCCGGTCTGTAAGTGCGGTAACGCTCTCCTCCGCACCTCCGGCCACCACGGCAATACGCTCTCGCCGTGCGGCGGAGGCGGCCGTCACGCTGTCCCGCAGCTTCTGCTGCACCTCCTGGTCCGTGCTGTCGCACACCACCACGCTGATATTTTCCATTTCGGCCAGGGCCGCAAAGGCGGCCTCATAGCCCTCGGCGTTCGCCACAGGGATGGCGGCCACCGCCGCAGCCCCGTTGAGCAGGAGCACCCGGATTAGCTCCGCCATATCCTGGCTGTCCGCCTGGCTGCCAAAGGCGGATACCGCCCCCTCATAGCTGGTGATGGTCTGGATCACGCCGGCCTTCGCCTTGGTGTTTATCACAGCCAGGCCCACCGTTTTTCTCCCGCCGCTTCCGCGGACCAGGGAGGACGCGCCGTAGACGGAGTATACCCCCGGGCGCTCGTGTGTGGTCACGTTCATGGATGACTCTCCCCTCTGACCTCAAAGTCCAAAAATGTACCGCTCGGTTCTGTCACGGCGTACAGGCAGGCGGTGCATACTGCCTGGGCTGGCCGTTTCAGCAGACGGCTGTCCCGGTCGTACCCGGTCTCACCGCAGGAAAACTCCCGTATATCCAGTCCCACCGGGCCTGCACCGGCGCAGGCCCCTGCCAGCTGGTCCAGGGCGGCCTGCATGGCCGCCTCCCCAAGCTGGGGCGGGGCATAGAGGTCCAGTCCGAAGGTGAGCTGCACCTTCTGGCCATAGACCTCCACCCACTGTTCCCGCTCCCTGTCATATCGTTCACCCAGATAGTGCTGAAATCCCGCAGGTCCGGCCCGACATCCCTGGAGGGACACCACAGCCACCGGCCCATCCAGCAACTCCCGGGGCTCCACTGGCCAGTCGGTCATGGCTTGGAGTCCCTGCTCCCGCAGAAAAGCTGCCAGCTTTTCCCGGAGCCCGTCCAGCCCGCCGCTCATGCGCCCGCCTCCCGGTCTCTGGGCCGGAGCACCGCCCACACATGGGAGGTCCGGCCTCCGGCTTGAATCGGATGCGCGGTCTGGACCTCATAGCCGGTCCCATTCCACTCCACCCAGCACCCAGGCGTCAGCGGCTCCTCCGGCTTTCCGAGATATAAAAAGCGGTCCTCACGCCGCAGACCCAGGGGGCTGGGGGCCTCCTGCGCCCGGTCCCGCTCTGTGACCGGCTGGAGGAACGCCTGTGTCCGTACCGTCTCCTCTCCCCGGTGAAGGGCCACGCTCTGCCCGTACCGGGCCAGCAGGGCAGCCCATTCCCGCTCCATCATCCCGCCACCCCCTGAAAGGAAAATCCGCGATCTGTCAGATACGGGGCCATCAGCCGCTCCGCCTGGGCAGTCAGTTCCGCCGCTCCCTGACCGGTCCTGTGGATGGTCAGGTCTCCGGCAGTGAAGGAAGAGACGCCCGCCTCCCCCGCCTGGAGCCATGCCAGTACCAGCCAGGCAGCCGCCGGCACAAAGGCGCTCTCACAGTCCTCCGGCGTCAGGCCGGGGCGCAGCCGCCCCGCCAGTTCCATCTCCGCCGCCTGGCAGAGCATGACCAGCAGTTCCTCCTGATCCATCTCGCCCCCCAGGGTGCGGACCAGGGCCTGGATCCGCCCGGTCACGACGCCTTCACCGTCAGCACGCGGGAGGCGCCCTGGAACAGCTTGGCAAAGCCGCTGATGGTGGTGATGGCCGCACGCTCCAGCTGCCGGTCGATCAGCTTGTCGTACTCCACCATCACATCACTGCCCTGCACCAGTTCCAGGGCATACCGCTTGTCCAGGCCGATGGCGGTGTTTTTGGGCAGCACAGAGGTCCGCAGCAGGGTGGCGCCCAGGGGGGTGGCCAGTTTTCCGGTGCCCTGGAAGTTCAGGCCGGTGAGAGGGTTCTGGAACTCTGCCAGCTTGAGCATCTTCAGCAGCACATCGGAACTGACCAGCAGCGTGTTCATCTCATAGGGGTCGAAGGCCGCCCAGAAGTCCACCAGCTCGTCATAGGTGAGCACGCCGGCGCCCTTGGTCTCTGAGGCGGCGGCTGCGTTGTCGTTACCGTCCCCGTGGATCAGCACCTCCACCGCGTCGGCCAGCAGCATCTGGGCGATGTGGCTGCCGATCTGGCGCAGAGTGACAGAAAATAGGTCCAGTTTCTGATAGCGCACCGCCTCATAGCTGGCCACCAGCATCCGGCCCCGCTTGCGCAGCTTCACCAGATTGGCCTGCACCTGAATGGTGGTGGCGGGGATGGATGCGCCCTCGTCCACCGCCTTCAGCTCCTTGCTGTCCCCTCCGGCCTGGGCGGTGATGGAGCGGTAGTCCATCCCCTCGAACCGGGTGGTGGCGGCGGTGATGGAGGGGAGCAGATCCCCCTCCTCCATGCCCTGGCGCACCGAGCGGGCAATGTACTCTGGGAAGAGCACTGCGGAGTTCGCAGTGCGGAAGAACTTCTCCACCGGGTCGGAGGCGGTGCCCCGCACCTTGATGTCAAAGCGCTTCAGCTGCCGCTGAAAGGCGTCCAGCCCCTCCATGCCGGTCCCCTTATACTGCTCGGAGGGGTCCAGCCGCTCCAGCACCTGGGTAAAGGAGCGGCCCGCCTCCTGATACATCCCCTTTTCCAGCTTGATGGTGTCGCAATGATTTGCCATATTCAAAGCCTCCTTTTTTAACTTACAGGCAGACCACGGCGGTGTGACCGCTGTTGTCCGCGCTGACCACCAGGACCTCTGTGCCTCCGGCGGAGGCGGGCTTCACACCGCCGGCCCCGTCGGCGGCCAGCTTCACCCGACCCAGCGTCACCGTGCCAGAGGTAGGTACGCAGGCGAATCCCTTCACCTGTACCCCGGCGAACCCGCTCCGCACCGACAGGGCCAGCCCACAGAAGGCGTCTCCATCCGCGCAGGCCCCCACCTCACCGTTTCCAGTGATCTTCACCACTTGGCCGGACTTCACATCCTCCCGGGCCGTGAAGGTGGCGGTTACCATTCCGATGTCCTCAAATGATACCTTGCTCATACTGACTCCTCCTTGTTTGTTTTCAGATCAAAAACGCTCCGTCCTCCCGGGGCTCCTCCTCTGATTTTTGGGCATACTCCAGCTGGACCGGTAGGGGATAGCGCTCCCGGGCTCTGGCCTGATAGGCCCCCTTCAGGGCCTGAAGCTCCTCCGCGTCCAGCTTGTCCGCGATCTGCTTCAGCACGTTCTGGTCCAAACTGCCGTCTGCCAGCGTCCCCAGCCGTACCACCTCCTCCCGGAGGGAGGACAGCCACTTTCGGCCCAGAGCGGCCTCCCGCTCCAGCACCTCCAGCTCCCGGACACACCCGTCCCTTCCGGCCGCCAGTTCACGGAGGGTCTGCGCGCCCTCTCCAGTGGGACAAAGCCCCTTTACCACACCGGCCCTGGGCTGGGCAGGCACCGCCACAAAGGAGAACTCATAGGCGTCTACGGCCTCCTCCAGCTGAAAAAAGCACTGCGCCCCGTCATAGACCTCTCCGGGCTTGTGTCCACAGCTCTGTCCGCGCTCCGCGCCGCAGATGGAACATACCGCCCGCTTCACGGCACAGCCCACACTGACCTCCTTTTTGATACCTCCCTCGATCTCCGCGATCAGACCCTGGTTGTCCGGGGTGCGCACCATATAGGCCCACCCCTTCAGCCAGCAGTAGCCGTCCCCCGCCTGGGTGAGTCGCTCCGGCTCCCGCACCACCTCCGTGCGGTAGAGCCGGGCAGCCTGGCCCCGCGCACTCCAGCTGTGGTCGAACAGCCCGCTCTTACCCACAAACAGAGGGGCCAGCTGCTCCAGAGTTTTCTCCGGAAACCGCTCCTGGTCCCGGTCCACCTCGTTGTCACATAGGCACAGGGAGAAGGCATATACCTCCTGTGCAGATAGAGAGGCCCGGCTCAGCCGGTTGATGTCCTCCAGATGGCCGGGCAGCAGGCCGCTGCCAGCGGGCTGCTGTGATGTTTTTTGGATCCTCATGTGTTCTCCTTGTATTATAGAGTAGTAGTTATTAGAGCCCCTCTCCAAGGGCTGTGCTACACTGTAAGGGATGCT